ATTTAGCCTTTACATAGTACCTGATAACTCTCCAATACTTGAGATAGTCGAATGATGGGGTGTTTCTTTTAGAAGCCATTAGATTAAATTTATTACTTTTGTACAAAGTTACCATAATGGCAAAGGAGAATCAACCAAAATCAGAGGAACAGTTGTCAAAACCTGCACCTAATTCACCATTAACGGCTAATTTAGCTGCTAATTTGAACGAGATTGCCTTCAGAAACTCTCAAATTAAGCAGATGATGGGTGAAAATCCACTGTTAAAGAAGCAATTAGGCAACCGTGGAAGGTCCGCAAACCGCAATCAAGCGGGGGATTCTGTGGGTTTATCAGGTCTTTCAAGGCTTGGAAGTGCCCCTGAAATGCCAAGTGGGTACTCTAAAAAGAAAAGATAATGGCAGATAAGAGTAAAATGAAGTGTAACGTGCCACGTTCTTCTGACCGTCCGGGTAAGAAGATGATGGTGAAGGCTTGCTCAGGTGGTGAGGAGAAGCTATTGCACTTTGGTGCCAAGGGATACGGGCACAATTATTCTACTGCTGCACGTAAAAGCTTCAAGGCTCGTCATAGTTGTGACACTGCAAACGATAAGTTGACTCCAAGATATTGGGCTTGTAAGAAATTATGGGCAGGTCCGGGTGGGTCAACGCAGTCATCACCAAAATCAAAGCGAGGTAAGTACTAATGAAATCAGATAAGCATTCTTGGAAGAGCAAAGGTCACTACCTGAAGGATGGGACCGAGTGGTCGGGTACACAACACGCACACAATGGGAAGGTAATGACGGGCAAGTCACACACACCTGCGAGTAAAAACCTTTACCACTTCATGGAGTTGAATTCTACTGCTAAGAAAAAAGTTCTATCAAAGAAAAAGTAATGGCTATCAAAGACGCTTGCTACAAAAAGGTAAAAGCACAGTACGATGTTTTCCCATCGGCACGTGCGTCACAAGCTATTGCTAAATGTCGCAAGGCTTCGGGCAATGTTCGTAAGACTGAGGCAGGTACATCACTGAAGAGATGGCAGGATGAGAAGTGGGTTGATACCCGTACAGGTAAACCATGTGGTGGTGGTGGCAGCAATGAGTATTGTCGTCCATCCAAGAGAGTGTCTTCAAAGACACCCGTAACGAAATCAGAGTTGAGTCCATCAAAGCTTGCAGCTAAGAAGGCTGAGAAGTCGAGAGTGGGCATGGGAAGCAGAGTGTCTAACATTAATAAAAAAAAATAGATAACTTTGCACTAACGAAAGTCAAAATTTAAAACCAAAAACAATACCATGAAAAAGATGATGAACCCCGGCATGATGGCTGCAAAGAAAGCAGTAGCAAAGAAAGTTGTTAAAGGCGCTGCTAAGAAAGCAGTAGGTAAAGCGGTTGCTAAGAAAGCAGTTGCTGCAGCTAAGAAGATGTACTAATAACAACTTCAACCATGATGAAAGTAAATGGCATTGGGGTTACTCTTAGCAAAGACATTGCTAAGAATAAATCTAACGTGATGAATAAGATGGGCAATAAGAAAGCCCTGATGAGTAAGTCAACCTGCAAAGGTTTGAATGACCCATGCATCATGAACGGAACAGTAGGAAAGCAACTTAGCAAGTTAATTTCTAAGTAACAAGTATGAAACTAAACGAAGAAAGTAAGGGTCTTGGAGATACCATAGAAAAGATTACTACCGCAACGGGAGTAAAGAAGGTCGTTGATACTGTGGCGAAAGCAGTAAAGAAAGACTGTGGATGTGGTAAAAGAAAAGATACACTCAATCGTATGTTTCCTTATCAGCAAAAAGAAAACAATTAAAAGAAATGGCGTATCAAAAATTACAAGCCTATAGGGCTGCAGCAGTTATACCAAGTGACACAAGTGACATTCCAAGTGTTTCCAACCAAGATGGTAGCGGGAACAATGGTTGTGTTATTTATGTGGGTGGTGCAGGCAACCTTGATGTTACTACCGCAGGTGGTGACCGTGTGACTTTCACAGGCTTGTTAGCCGGGCAGTTCGTGCCTGTTCAAGTTGTAAAGGTTTGGGCAGCGGGTACATCAGCTACAAACTTATTAGCACTTTGGTAAGATGTCAGGATTAATAATAGCTATAGGTAACTTTATAAGTGGTGCTACTACAGGTGGTGGTGCTCCACCTTCTCTTACAAATTTTTTACTTTGGAAGACACCTACAGATAGAATATTAATTAGTGCATCAGGTTCAGATAAGCTTATTTGGAAATAAAAAAAATAAAACGAAATGGCAGATTTAACCATATTTCAACTCACACAAATATTACCGGGTGCAGTAGATAGTGCTGCTGACTTAGTTCCATTGTGGGATAATAGTGCAACAGAGACTAAAAAAATAACAGTAGCCGACCTTAAAACTGCATTAGGCTCATCTGTATTAGCAGATACTAATATATTTGTTGGTAACGCATCAAACGTAGCCACTTCAGTAGCACTAACATTAAGTGGTACAGGTGGAGCATTTGGTCTTGCGAATACAGGTGTGTTAACAATGCCTAACGCAAACGCATCTACTCGTGGCTTACTTGTTTCTGCTGATTGGACCACATTCAATAATAAGCTTACAAGCACATTAGCAGATGGGAACATCTTTGTGGGTAACGCATCAAACGTAGCTACTGCAGTAACATTGTCATTAAGTGCTACAGGTGGAACATTCGGTCTTGCAAATACAGGTATATTGACAATGCCTAACGCAGATGCATCCACTCGTGGATTGCTCACTGCTGCTGATTGGAATACATTCAATAGTAAGTCTACTATAGCAGATTGGACTTCCGGTTTTGGTAGTGGTACACAGGCGACATCTACTTGGTCTTCTACGAATGCTGCTGCAAACGTAAATGCTGCAATCATACCAAAGGGAACGGGTGCATTTTTATTAGACTTACCTGATGGTACTGCCACAGGTGGTAATGCTCGTGGAGCAAGCGCAGTTGATTTGCAACACGTAAGAAGTGCTGCTACTCAAGTTGCATCAGGAGCAAATAGTGTTATTGGTGGTGGCTTAAATAATACATCTGCAGTAGGACAAGGTGTAGTTGCAGGTGGTACTACAAATATAATTACTGCAGGAGCATCTTCTTTTATTGGAGGTGGCTCTGCAAATACTATAAACTCAGCAGCAACAGGTTTATCTTTTATTGGTGGTGGTGATACAAATACAAATGCAGGTATATATACTTCAATTGTAGGTGGTCAACAGAATACGGTGAATAGGTAATGGAAACGTAGTTGTAGGTGGATATGACAATACAGGAAATGGAACTTATAGTTTTGTAGGTGGTGGAGAAACAAATAACCTTGCTTCAGGTTCTTATGCTACATTAGTAGGTGGTCAAACAAACTTAGTAAGTGCGAATTGGGGCTTTATTGGTGGTGGTTTATCAAACCAACTTAACGAACAATTTACATCTATAGTAGGTGGTAGAAATGCAAACGCTACATTGTATGGTATGCAAGCGTATTCAGCGGGTCAATTCTCTGCACTTGCTGATGCTCAGATGGCTACCATTCAAATGCGTAGGCTGATTACAGGAACAGCTATTGCTGATTTGTTTCTTGATGGAGCAAGTGTATTGGCTATTCTTCCTGCTACCAATACACTATGGATGGCACGAGTTCAGATTGCTGCTATATGCACAAACGTAGGTGGCGGTTCTACATTAGTACTTGGAGCATCTTATGTAACTGAAAGACACGTTGGAATAAAAAGATTAAATACAACTACATCTTTAGTTGGCACGGTTCAAACTATAGGTGCTGCACAATCAGATACTACCATGAGTACATCTGCGGTTACTATTACTGCTAACGATACTGATGAAGCATTGAGGATTCAATTTACCCCACCATCAACCGCAGGTGCGTCAAGCACAATCAGAGTTGTTGCAACTATTCAATTAACACAAGTTAAATACTAATAAAATGGCTATTCAAATTAATACCAATGTAGAAACCGCTGATGGTTTTACGGTTCAACCATTCTGTTATCTATTGATTCAGATTTACAATCCCGGTATATCAAGATGTACTGTTCAATATTATAAGTCTGAGCAAGACTTTAATAATGGAAAGTCATCTGTTATGATTCCAACTCTACCGTCTTTAGTGGATTTAGGTTTGACATCTCAAGAATTTTAACGTAGGATTAGCAGTAAGTGGCTTCTTTGGTTCATTGCTTCTTGTTGGAAAACAAAAGGGCAAGGATGTTAGAGAGCAAGTGTTCTCTGTAATAGGTGGAACAATGAGTGCTAACTATCTTACTCCTGTAGTTATTGATTTACTCGGAGTGAAAGGAGAGTCTTTGAAATATGGCTTTGCTTTCGTAATAGGTTTTGGTGGATTGAAGATAGTAGAACTCGTGTATGAGAAATATATATCTAAATTAAAATCAGGCAAAAATGATAATCCTTAATCTCTTAGCGAATATTGTATTGACAATATCCGGAATGCTTTTCTTTCTACAGTTGTATGGTAAGGATTCTTCTATTGTACATAAGTGGAGTTTTGCATCTCATTGGACATTAAAGTTTGGACTCTCTGCTTTTGTTGCGGGTTCTTTCTTAAATGTATTGACATTCAGTCATGCGCCATTTACTGAGGTATTGATGAATGTAGGTCTTGCTGCTATCTTTACATGGGCAGTTATATTCCACTACAAGATATTCAACAAGCATGGCAAAGAAGAGTAAGGTATCTGAGGTAAAGTCTTTTCAATCAAAACCTAAGAAGACTCGCAAGGGCGTACACGCAAAGACAAAGACAAGTAAAAACAAGGGTAGTCAAAACTATCAGAAGCCATATAATAAACAAGGAAAATGAACATTAAGCAAATACCATTTGGTGCTGCTCATTACTTTAATGAAGAGATACCAAAGAGACAAATCTATTTACATCATACTGCGGGTAATGACAATGCAGCGGGTGTGTTTAAATATTGGGAGCAAACTACTGAACGTGTTGCGACTTGTGTTGTAATTGATTCTCAGGGATTAATTGCACAAGGATTCTCATCTGCAAAGTGGGCATATCACTTGGGCGTTGAGACTAAAGTATTCAACAGTCAAGGTCTAAGATATGAGCCATTGGACAAGTTGTCAATTGGAATTGAACTTTGCAATTGGGGTGCTCTTACTAAAGTAGGAGAAGGAGAAGATGCGAAGTACATAAACTATGTAGGTCGTGAAGTTCCTGCAGACCAAGTTACTGAGTTAAAAAACCCATACAAAGGTTTCAAATATTGGCATAGCTACACAGATGCTCAGATTGAATCTGTGAAAGAACTATTGCTTCTTTGGAGTGACAAGTATAAAATACCATTGGATTACAATGAAGACATATGGGGATTGACTGCTCGTGCATTATCTGCTCAACCCGGTGTTTATACTCATAACTCTGTTCGTAAGGATAAGACTGATGTATATCCGCATCCCAAGTTGATTGAGATGTTAAAGTCATTGACTGCTAAAGAACCTATATTGGTTGGCGAGTCAAAATCTGCAGCGAAGGAATCAACTCCTAAGAGCAGTGCAAAGAATAAAAAGTAATCTGCTTTTTTTACTGATAGGTGTAATAGGGGCATGGGCATTGTTAAAACAGTGCTCATCTCCTATTGCTCCAAAAGTTAAATATATCCCCGCAGATTCCATACCCTATTTAGTCTATAAGGGTATGCCTATGCCATACGCAGTTTACTATCCTGACACGGTTCCTAAGTATGATACCGTTTGGAATTCGGGAGATACTCAGTATGTGCTGATTCCGATTGATACGAATGCTATTCTAAAAGATTACTATGCTAAGGTCAAGTACATTGACACAGTAAAGAATGACAGTAGTGCTTTGATTGTACTGAATGAATTAGTATTTAAGAATAGGATATTCAGCAGAGAGGTAGTATTTCAGAACAGGGTAAGTACGGCTATCATTAAAGAGCCAAGTAATACTTTGGTATTCGGAGTGGGTGGTACTATAAATGGATTGGACGCATCAATAGGGTATAGGCAAAGCAGAAACACTTTCAATCTAACTTATTCAGGCTTAGGTTTAGGTGTCAGATACCAACGTGAGATAGGCTTAAACAAGTCATCAAAAAAATAATTACCTTTGTACTACATAATAATCAAATCAAATGGCAAAAACAATTAAAATGAATCCGGAAGCAAACGCAAATCAGTTGACTGAAGCAGAATTAATCAAGACTCAAACTATGCAAAATGATTTCAATAAGTTGAAGTCTCAGCTTGCAGACGCAGAGTTGCAGAAGCATTCTATACTTAGACAGATTGATTTTTTGAGAGAAGGATTTGCAGACCATGAGCATCACTTAATCTCCAAGTATGGTAAGGATGCTATCATCAATATCCAAACAGGAGAAGTAACAAGAAAAGAAAATGGCTAAGATTAGTACATACCCAATTGACACCAACGTAAGCCTCAGTGATAAACTGATTGGCACAGATAGCGATAACAACAATGAAACCAAGAACTTTACTATTAGTTCATTAGCTGCTCTTTTGTTATCTCAGCTTAATGTAACATTAGTTCTATCTTCTCAAGAAACTTCAAATCAATTACCTGCAGGATTAGATACCCCATTGCAGGTAACATTTGGTCCTGCGCAGGGAACAGTTTCATCTCCTGTTCAGTTATTATCTGATGGTTCAATTGTGTTTAATCAAGCCGGGCTTTATTTATTCAATGGGTTTGCAAACTTTGAAAGACAAGGTTCATCGGGAGGAAGTACTGTTACGTTATTCAGAGGTTTAAAAAATGGCACTCAGATAACTTCCACAAAAGGTGTTGAGTTAAATGAGACAGGTACTTTTTTCCCTTATGACCTAACTATCCCATTTGATGCAGAAGCAGGTGATATACTTACTTGGGAAATCATGAGAGATAGTTCAGGAGTAAATGGCGGTGGATTGTATGCCCACACAAACTTAGGTGGGTGGAGTAATGTTCCTGCAGTAGAAGTAGCTATATGGAAAATAGGATAATCAAATCAAATTTATATGGACATCAGAAAGATTTCCGTGGGTCCCGACTACAAGAACGGGGCAATGCATTATATAGTTGGGCAGAAGGTTCTTAACGAGACACAAGAGATACATCTCATCAAGTACGATGATGATAAGAAGTCTATCAAGATTTACATCATCAATGAAAAGAATGAAATAGTTCTGTGGAAAGAGTTTAACGATACCGTTCCTGTATCTATTGAGTACAATATCAATATATGATGCAGTCGCCATTCTACTTTATAGCACGACCACTTAATAGCAAAAGATATAACAACACTAAGGATGTATCCGGTGTTGACTTTATCTTTAATACATCTGAAGAAGACCATAGGTTTTCAAATAGAGAAGCAGAAGTAATTGAGTTACCGTTGGGGTATGATGGTCCAATAGGAATAGGCGATACACTTCTTGTACACCATAACACATTCAAGTTCTACAATGATATGCAGGGTAGAAGAAAGAGTGGTAAGAGTTTCTTTAAGGAAGACTTATTCTTTATTGAGCCTGACCAATTCTTTTTATACAAGAAAGATGGCAATTGGAATGCATACGACAGATACTGTTTTGTGAAACCAATTGCACCTGAAGAATCATATATCAAGAAGCCAACTACATATGAGCCATTGATGGCTACAATGGTATATCCGAATGATATGCTATTATCCAAAGGAGTCAATCCGGGAGATAAGGTATGCTTTCAACCTGATAGCGAGTATGAGTTTTATGTCGATGGAGAGAAACTCTATCGTATGTTCGACCATCAAATAACAATCAAACTATGAATTTAATCGTATTAGACAATGTATTAGTGGACCCATCTGCATATGTGCGTGACGCACTATCATATGGGTTTGAGGAAATCTTTGATGCTGACAAAGTATTCAAAGGTATACAACAGAGAAGTGATGACGAGTTTCAGCATTTCATTGAGAACTATTTCTTATGGAGATATGAGGTAGTATACAACTTCATAAGACAATCACCGCATGGGCAAGAGGAACCAAACTTCATCCACACTGATGAGATGATGGGAGATTTAATTGCGTTGCTATATTTGAATGAATCACATCCTGAAGACGGTACCATTCTGTATGATGAGGACGGAGACAAGATGTGTTCTATTCATATGAAGTTCAACCGTGCAGTTGTATTCGGGACACGTTATCCTCATTCACGTGCTTTGCTTGAGAACTTTGGGACAGGTGATGACTCTCGTCTTGTTCAGGTATTATTCTTAAAACATAATGCTGATGATGGACCCCAAGGAACTACGTAAGAAAGTTATTGCTGCAGGCTATGTAGCAGTAGAGCAACTCATCAAGGTTGCTAAAGAGGATATTATAAAAGAAGATTTCGATGATGATTTAGCTGCAGACAAGTTAAAGAATGCAGCAGCATCTAAAAGGTTGGCAATCTTTGATGCTTTTGAAATCCTTGCAAGATTAGAAGCAGAAGAGAGCATATTGGAAAACAATGGAAAAGGAATCGAGAAAGTTGAATCAAAGCAAGGATGGGCAGAACGAAGGGCACGATAATGCTTTGTGCTATGTCGTTCATGACTACATACCTAAGAACGCAGTAACATATAAAAATCGTAACCGTAGTTGGGTGTATGGCTATGACCCACAATATGATGTTGTTGTTATTTCAAAGACAGGTCAAATTGGTCAGATAGTAAACATAGCGGGTCTTTACATAGCGTTACCATTGGCTCCTGAAAAGTGTCTTCAAAGACACACTAAAGCAGCAGAGCAATATTGGGAGAGAGAAGAACTTCCAACTCCATTAGCTAAAATAAACTCAATCTTTCAATGGAATGAGATGCCCAATGATTTCAAGAATCAATGGGTTGATTACATTGAGCAAGCGTTTAATCGAAGAGAAGAAGGCGCTTGGTTCATGAACAATGGTGTTCCTACGTATATCACAGGAGCACATTATATGTATCTACAGTGGTCCAAGATTGATATTGGGTACCCGGATTATCGTGAAGCCAATAGGATATTCTTTATATTTTGGGAAGCTTGTCGTGCAGACTTGAGGTCATTCGGTATGACATATCTGAAGATAAGGCGTTCAGGCTTTTCGTTTATGTCTTCTTCTGAGTGCGTGAACATAGCAACGCTTGCAAGAGATGCACGTATTGGTATCTTGTCTAAGACGGGTGCCGATGCTAAGAAGATGTTTACTGATAAGGTTGTTCCAATCAGTACTAATCTACCATTCTTCTTCAAGCCTGTACAGGATGGTATGGACAAGCCAAAGACTGAGTTAGCTTATCGGGTACCTGCTTCAAAGATTACCAAGAAGAATATGTCTGAGTCATCAGTCAGTGAGATTGATGGATTGGATACCACAATAGATTGGAAGAACACAGAGGACAACTCATATGACGGTGAGAAGTTGTTGTTCTTAGCCCATGACGAAAGTGGGAAGTGGGTCAAGCCTGTAAACATAAAAGAGAATTGGCGAGTAACAAAGACTTGTCTTAGATTGGGTAGCAAGATAATTGGCAAATGCATGATGGGTTCTACCTCAAATGCATTATCTAAGGGTGGTCAGAACTTCAAGGATATTTATGAGGACTCTCGTTTATCTACGAGGAATGCCAATGGTCAGACTAAGTCAGGGC